CATCGAATACAAACCTACTACCATCTTCAAACTTTATTGTGCCGCTGTATAGCTGGTGTAATTTCTGCATTTCCTTTACTGCCGTATCTGCCAGAACTACTCCATTTTTGCCTTCAACCACTTTATCCTTTTTCAATTTGGCAATTACATTATAGGTACTTGGCTGCATTATAACCGTACAAACCTGTTCAACTATTTCACTAACAAATCCCGCTTCACCTTGTGTTTTAGTTAATATTATCGGCTCAATGTAAGGTCTTATCTTATCGTAACTAACATCGCTATAATCATTACAAGTTCCATATGAAGTATATTTTAATTTAGGCTTACCAAATGATTCAAACCACCTATAAAAATTCTTAAAATCTTTAAATGGACTGCAACTGCTTACCCATAATTGATGAAATATCTGGGCATTAGATTCGGGCATAAGCGTTCCACTCATTAAAATAACATCGCATCCATTTAAGCAAACTTTAGCCGCCTCTTTAATCTTTTTGTTTGACTTTGGGAACGCTCCTAGTCCGTGAGATTCGTCAAATATAACTAAATCATAATCAGATTTATATTTGCCTAACTGCTCGTAATTAATAACCGTTAGTTTATTGCAATGTTCTGCCGTTTGGTAGTCTGATTCAATACTACTTATTGCTTTCTTTTTAGTAACAAATAAAGTATTTTGATAATTACTAGCAATCGCCAGCGCAATATGAGTTTTTCCTGTTCTAACTTCAAAGTTCAATATTAATATGCCATTGGCTTTTAATATCTCAATGCCGTTCTTAACAGCAATTTGTTGATAATCTCTTAATTCAAACATAATTAAAAAGGAACTTCGGTTTTAAACATTGGCTCAATAATATCTTTTGAAATTTGAAACCACCTACCATCTACACTATTTCCTTCACTATATTTCGCATCCACAAAAATGGCATAGAGTTCTAACCACTTCTTAAACTTCTTTTGGCTAAGAAACTTCTTAAAATCTGGAAACTCATTTACAAAATCCTCAAATATTTTACCCTTATAAAGTCTTTCATTTAATTTAATGTTTCCTTCTTTAGTCCATTCATAAAACTCATGAGCTGTTTCGACTATAAACTTTCTAGTCAAAAGGTTTCCAAACTCATTGTTAACCAAACCATTTTTTAAATAGTACTGCAAGCAGTTAACCATATAAGCATCAAATCTAGCCCACTCTTCTAAACTCCAATCATCAAATAATAAATGCCCAAAATGGTCTAATGGTGTATTGTTTGAATTAAAGTAGCTACTCATTTCAACCTCAAACTTTCTACGCTCAAATGAACCTCCTACACCTCCTACCGTGTAGTTAGTAGTAATTAATATTTTAGGACTTTTTTGGATTGGTAACTTAATTGCATCCTGACCTTTATACTCAATAGTAATTCCCTCAGTAATTAAACTAAATAGTGATTCAAAAGTAAAGTTCTTTTTTACATCATCAAATACCAGAACTTGACAATCGGTGCTAACTGTCTGATATGGAAAAGTTTTTGTAAACTCAAAGGACTTTCCATCAATCATACTAACCTTTTTCATTTTAGAGATAGCGTTCCAAAACACACCCTTGCCGCTTCCACCATTAGGATTTTCGCTTATTGTTTCATCATTAAAAATAATAGCCTTGTTATTTGCTGAGGTCTTAAAAGTGTGCAATAAATAGCCAATAACTGATTTAAAAGTATTGTATCTATCTCTATTCTTGCCGCTAATTAACCAAATAAACTCTCTAAATATTGCTTCGTGATGGTCGGTGTCTGTATAGGTTCTATTAATAATTTGATTCTTCCAAACATAGCCATCCAAATTTAAGTAATCTATCTTTTCAGTTTTATTATTGGTAATCTTTAGGGCTAGGTTTTCGTAATAAATAAAACACTCTGTTTGAGTATCCTCTTTCATTTTAATATCTGCCGACTTTAAAAAGGATAAATAGTTTGGTGTAAAAAACTGAGGGTTTCCAGCTATGTAATCGTATGGCTTTATTCCTATTTTATCATTGGCAAGTAAGTATTCTAAAACAAAATCCTTTATTCGTTTCTCATTTGTTTCCTCAATAAAATTACCTTGCCTTTTTATAAATGTATAAGTATTACCGCCAGCAGGATAATACTTCATGAAGTTTTCTTGCTCTAACCATTTCTTAAATTTAAGAGGACTTAAGGAAATTTTACCCTTATCACTAACATTCCAAAAGTCATCAACCTCCATTGATTCCTTAACTTTTTCAATCGTTTCTATTTCGTGTGGATTTGATTCTCTTTCTAGATTAGTTTTAATCTGCTCAATTCGTTTGCCACTTAATATTTGTTTTTGAATATGTGACTTGGTATTGCTATCTTCAAAAAACTTTGTACTAAAGGTATTTTTACCACGCTTGTACGCACTATTAACTAAATCTTGTATCTCATTACCATTAAAATCTTTTTCAGCATATTTAAGCAAATGGTTTGAAGCAGTTATTTGACTAATGCCAAAATCGTTTAAACTCATAGCAAACTTAAAAAGATTACTATTTCGTTCGCCGCTTCCCATATTGTACTTTTTATTAAACCAAGTAGTTAGCCTGTCAATAATTTGTGATTCAGATTTTAACGGTACTATTACATCGCTATAAATCGAGCCAATCTCGGTGTATTCTTCTACCTCAATAACATCGTATTCAATTGCATCAGGATTGTAATATAACTCAGGGTCATAACTTTCGTAACAAAACCTGCTTATATCTTTAGTTGACTTATCAAAATAAGGGCTATCAATCTCAGCCATAAAAGCATTAAAGTAACCTTTAAAGTTGTCGGCATCTTTTGGAATCTTAACCAATGCTTTTAATCCGCTCCCAGATGGTGATATAAAAACAGAAAAAATATAAGGTAAATTTATTAGTTGCTGTTTTGTTTGATTTAATGTTTCCAAATCAGGAAACTTATCAAAATCAACTATCATTAAACCGCTAGGCTCTAAAATATTTTTATTTGCTCTATGGCTAAATGTTCCATTAAAACAAACGCCAGGCAATTGTTTCTTATATTTATCCTCTTTTGTTAATCTAAACTTTTCAACTAGTTCTTTTGAATTTCCTTGAATAATTCGCTGTAAACAAATTTCTACTGCCCTATGAAAAGGGTTAGAGGCATCTTGTGCGCTTTTAAATACTGATACTAATATTTTACTCATACTTGAATGTTTTAGTTGAATGACTTAAAAAAAATATCGGGAAAGGGTCATTCAAACCTTTTATGTGGATGCCTCCGACAACCCGATTTTATTGCACAAAAATAAACCTATTATGAAAAATAATACTATTGTGCAAATCTTTTTGCATAAAAATACAGATTAAACAGATTCAAAATACACATTGCAAATTTAAAAACTCAATGTTTATAGGCATCCTGACAGATAGTACACATTTTTGACCTTTTCAGAAACTTTTGGAAAAACTTTTGCCATTATCATTTCTATACTGGATAAACTAGTCAAAAAATGTGTAAACCTGTATTATCTGTATTTTACAATTTCTTTAATTCCTCATCTAAACCCTCCAAAACTTTAAACATCGACTCTTGCAATTCCTCCCAATCCTTTGACTTAAATCTCGGGTCACTTAATAGCGTTTCGTCAATTTGTTTAATAAAATAATTAATCTTAGGTTTAGCCTCTTTAATTACTCCGATTATGTGCTTATTGTCAATTGCATTTCTACATTCCCAAACTGTCTGCATTGCCTCTGATGCTGCCTTGCTGCACATATAAGCCATTAAAAGGTTTTGGATAATTGTTCTTTCTGGTATTATTTCTTTGCTCATTGTTTTTGTTTTTATTAGGGCATAGCCATTAGTTAGCGGCAACCCTAAATGACATCCTCTAAAAATTGATTAGCCATTCTTATTGCAACTTGTTCAGAATTTATTTCAGTTTTTTGTTTGTAATTTGTATTTACAACCCAATCACTAAACATTCCTTTTGTAAGGACTTGTAAAAAATATTCGTACCCATTTTGTATTGGGCTTTTTTGACGATAGATTTGAACTTTACGATTGTTTTTTTCTATTTCTTTATGTAACATTTTTAAAAGGTTTTGAATAATTGTTCTTTCGGGTATTATTTGTTTATTCATTGTTTTTATTATTAGTAGCGCATAGCCATTAGTTATAAGACATTTTCCAACTCGCTAATAACCTCGTCAATTTCGTAACTATCAATATAATCACCATTGCAGTCATATTCTCGTTCAGTATCTATTCCAAACTCCCCTTCTCTATAATTAGCTAAGTTAAATCTACGAATTGACTTTAAACGGCTTATAACAGCACCTAAACAAGGTGTATCACTTTCTTTTTCTGTATTCATAATTTTTTTTATAATAGCGTTTCAATTTGTTTAATCCTATCAATAAATAACATATCCTTGCAATCTAAATAATCTTGAATCTTCTTTTTAGCATTTAGAATAGTTGTGTGGTCTCTACCTCCCATTCTTAATCCGATTGCTTGTAAGGTGGTTTGAGTGTGTTTGTGTGCCAAATATGCCGCACAATGCCGCCACCATAGTATCTCCCTTTCTCGATTACTTCCAAATAGTTCACGCTCTGAATAACCGCTTATTTTAGTGACCGCCCAAATGATTTTATCTAAGGTAATCTTGTGCTTGTTGAATCCGTGTACTCGCACATAGAAGTTTGGTTTAGATATTAGTTGTGTCATAGTTTTTCTATTTCGGTTTTAACTTCTTGCCAATAACTCATAGTTGAATAAACATCTGTATTGAAAGGATTTGAATGTGGATTTGATAATATTATTTCTTGTACTGCAATCAATGCGGATTGTTTTGCAAATTGTTTATTGATATTGCCACCCCAATAGCCGCCGCACATCGGTTTATACTTATCTATTAGTTCTTTCGCCTTTTCTTGTTGTGTCATTTGTTACCTCCGTATATTTTTTCGTAGTATTCGTGCATTCCTCTATATCTATTATTTTTAATGTCATGACCTCCTATAAAATAAGCATCTTTTATCTGCTCCTTCTCCATTTCTTTGGCTTGTCTTTTCAATTCAAGATAATCGCTAACATCTATTGATATTTGTATTCGTCTAATGCTTACATTTTCCGAAGCATCTCCTTTTTGTTCAAGTTGCTCAATAAACCAATGAACTGCCGTTTGTTGTTTATTGTTGCTCATTGTTACCTCCGTATATTTGTTCGTAGTATTGTTCTGCTTTATTTGATAATCTTATAAAACTATTAGCAATATAAGCATTTATAATCTGCTCCTTTTCCATTTGTAAGGCTTTTTTAACCATTAATTCAATGCCTCCAACTCCGTGTGGAAAATACTCTCCAAGGTCTTCAATCAACCACTGAACTGCCGTCATTTTATTTGATTCTTTTTCCATTTTCGTATGTTCTATTATGTAATTCAATTAATTTCATTGCCATTGCTGCTTCTATGTCCTCTACGTTAAAGCCAGTTAAATGGGCTGCTTTAAATAGTAGTAGGAAACAATCTGCTAATTCCTCTGCTTGTTCGGGTTTGCCTTTTAAAACAATCGCTTCTCTTAGCTCCCATATTTCGTCACTCCTTAGCTTCATTAGCACGTTAAGCCAATGCTCATCCCCAAAGGTGTCTTGTGACCATTGGATATATTCGTTAATTAGTTCTTGGTTCATTGTGTGTTTTGATTATGGCAGTAAGCAGTTGCCCGCCTACCGCCTTGTTAATTTAGATTTTCCAAGCCTTGACAGATGTAAACCACCTACCATTATACTCTCTCGATTCTATGTTTATAGAGCAAGTAATGGTCATCCCTTCCGAATAATCTTGCAGCCTACTTAAAGCCTTTTCGCTAACTTCCACTGCTATTTGCTTTGGATAAGCATCTGCCGTTTCTATGATAATCGTTTGTTTTTGCCAAGTTTTGCCTGACTTGCTTTCGCCTGATTCAATTGGTAGAATCTGTTTTAATACGCCTTGTACTTCCATCTGTTTTTTTTAATTAAATATAGTTTTTAAATAGTTTCTTGCATCATTTACCCTCTCGCCTATCTTTGCATTGGTAGACTCAGAATAATCAAACTGAAAACGTTTAATTCGGTTTTCTTTAGGTATGTGAACAAATTTGTCAATAGCCCTTTTTACGTATTTGTCATTTAGGTCAATTGGTGCCATTTGTAGAAATCTGTGAAAGTTATCTTGGTCAAAATAACTGTTAACTACCATTTGAATTGCTACCATATCGGATAAATCACCGCCATAAGTATTAGCTTTACGTTCCAATTCTTGCAACATCATGTGGTCTGGTTTGTCGGTTAAGCAATAAATTACACTTGCTTTTGGCTTTTCGTATAGTTGCATATAGCCTCTAAGTTGCCATTCGTAATTCTTACCGCCACCAGAAAATGAGTCTAAAAAAGTAAATCTATCCCAACTGCATTTTACATCTACTATTTCGTTTGAATCTTCAATATCACATTCGCCCGTTATAAGGTCATTAGCCATCCTTACTTCGTTTTTTGTAAAGTTAGACTGCAATACATCATTAACTAAAGTAATTGCCTCAGATTCGTTAAAAATGCCCTTTTCTAAGTATTTTGACTTTATTTCACTTGTTCGATTTTCAAACATTTCAATGTAGGAATGTATCGCTCGCTTTTCACCAGTTAAGCCTAAACCCTTTGCACCCATTAAATCCCCTAATGAGTGACAACGAAATATTAAATTATCTATCATGCCTTTTTGTTTAATACTCGCACTACATCCATAGATTCTCCAAATGCTCTTTCTTGTTTAACGGCTATAAATACAGATTTGCCAATCCAATCTTCGATAAACTTTGAGCCTAATACTACGCTAATCATTTTCATGTTGGTAGCGTTTAAAATCATTGGTTTGGATGCGCCTTTAAAGTGACAAATGGCTTTTTTCTGTTTTTTACCACCATCGCCAATTACTTCCACATCTTGCTGGATGCGGTCAATTGTAACCTTATATTCCTTGTTTGGTTCAAGGTCATGGCTGCCCAAATAGATAGGATTAAGCAGTTTTTTAAAATGGGTTTTAGTTTCCATTTGCTGCCTCCTTTAATTCTAAGATTTCGATTTCTTTTTCATCTACCTTTTTCTTAGCATCCTGCCACCAGCGAATGTAGTTTTCCGCATCTCTTTTTAGTGTCAAGTTTTCTCGCACTAATTCTAAAATAATTTGTTCGTTAGTCATGTTAATTGTTGTTAATTGTGTGTGCAAATATAGTT